GGACGTTATTTTGGCCCCAAAAGTCCAATTCACAACCGTTTGAAATTCAGTAATTTTGTATAATATGCCCGCCGGAAGACCCCCCAAGCCAACCAACCTGATCAAAGCGAACGGCACGTTCAAAAAGCACCGTCACGCCGACCGGTTAGAATTGCCAAACTCAACACCAACGATGCCGTTTGTGTCGGGCGATGTGGCAACGCAAACGTTCGCGCATTTGTCCGAACGCCTTTCCCGGTTGGGCGTGTTGTCCGACCTGGATGGCTACGCCTTACAAATGTTGGCCGATGCGTGGGAAGATTACACCGCGTCACGCGACGTGGTTCGGCGGTTGGGCGCGACATACGAAACCATCACCGAAGCCGGACAAATAATGATTAGACCACGGCCCGAAGTGGCGATCTATCAAAACGCGTGGGATCGGATGAAAAAAATCATTGGTGAATTCGGGTTGACGCCGTCTTCGCGCGCAAAACTTGGGAAAAAAGACGAAGTCGAAGACGTTGACGATATGTTCGCATGAAATACCATTTCGACCCCATCAAAGCCGCGCGCGTTGTTCGATTCATCGAAACGCAATGTTCCCACGTCAAAGGTGAATTGGCCAAACAACCGTTCATTTTGGAGCAATGGCAAATCAATGACATAATCAACCCGCTTTTCGGGATGGTGGACGAAAACGGGATCCGGCAATACCGAACGGCGTTTTTGATGTTGCCGCGCAAAAACGGAAAATCAAATTTGATCGCGGCAATTGGTTTGTATCTTTTGTTCGGCGAAGGTGAGCCAGGCGCGGAAATCGTGACGGCCGCCGCCGACCGTGGACAGGCCGCGATTATTCACGAAATTCAAAAGCAAATGATTTTGAATTCGCCCGAAATGGCGAAGCGTTGCAACGTGTACCGAAATTCCATCGTGTTGAAAAAAGACGCATCGTTCATCCAAGCCCTTTCAGCTGATGCGGACACCAAACACGGATTCAATTGTTCGGCGGTGTTGTTCGACGAATTGCACAGCCAGCCGAACCGCGAATTGTGGGACGTATTGAACACGTCCACCGGCGCACGACGTCAACCGTTGGTTTTGGCCATCACAACCGCCGGACACGACAAACAATCAATTTGTTATGAAGTTTATGATTACGCGTTGAAAGTCCGCGACGGAATCATTGACGACCCGACGTTTTTACCGATCGTTTACGAAGCCCCATCCGACGCCGACATTTTCGACCCAAAGATTTGGGCGATGGCCAATCCGGGTTTGGGCGTCACGATCAAAAATGACTACATGCTGACCCAAGCGCAAAAGGCCAAAACGTTGACGACGTATGAAAACACGTTTCGCCGTTTGCATTTGAATCAATGGACGTCGTCAGAAGAAAAATGGTTATCGGACGACGATTGGATGTCGGGCGTTGAACCATTGCCAGACCTTACCGGGCGCGAATGTTTCGCCGGGTTGGATTTGGCCGCCACCGAAGACATCACCGCATTGGTGTTGTTGTTCCCGTTGGACGACGGCAAATTCGCGGTGTTGTCGAATTTTTGGGTGACGGATTCCGCCGTTGAAAAACGCCGTGGACGTGTTGGTGCTGATTATTCGGCATTCGTGAAATCGGGCGAATTGAAAGCAACGCAAGGAAATTCAACCGATTACCGCGTTTTATTCAACGACATCAAAGCATTGGCCGACCGATACAAAATCAGACAAATCGCGTTTGACCGTTGGAATTCGTCCACGATCATTCCCGACATCGTGGATCACGGAATCGAATGTTTGCCGTTCGGCCAGGGTTTCGCGTCAATGTCCGCACCAATCAAAAATCTGGAAGTCGTTGTCCGTTCGGGCAAATTGAATCACGGAGGGAATGGCGTGTTGCGTTGGATGGCGTCCAATGTCCAAGCCAAACGCGACCCGTCGGACAACATCAAATTCGACAAATCCAAATCTTCCGACAAAATCGACGGAATGGTCGGGTTGGCGATGGCAATGGGCGCGTACATGATGTCCCGCGAAACGCCATCGTCCGATTCGGTGTACAATGAACGCGGAATTATCATTTTGTAATTCAACCAATTATGGCGGTAAACTTAAACAAAACATTCAAATCGGAAATGGCGACGGCGTTTTCGTTTTGGAACGTGTTCATCGAATTCATTCGCGAAGGCAATTCGCACCGTGAATCGTATGAATTGGCCGAAGAATTACACGAAATCGAATACATTCGGCGGCGTTTTGCGTCGTACGATTCGTTCCGAACGTACATCAAAAAGCATTTCAAAAACAACCTAAAAAAGCGCAAACGATGAATACAAAATATGTGAAGATTTCGCCAAACGGACACGAAAAAACGATGCAGGAAATTGACGAAGTTTTGTCGGAATTGCGCCATGTTTTGGAAACAAAGAATTTGAATTACGGCGATTCGTTGCAAAACCCAATTCAGACGTTTCACCGTGGTTCGGTCGTGGATGGCATTTGCGCCAGGATGGACGACAAATTGGGACGGATTCGCCGCGTCGGGTTGTCGGATGAAACCGAAGATACGTTGATGGATTTGATCGGTTACGCCGTGCATTTGGTCGTCGCGACCCGCCGGGCCAATGGTTCGGCGTGATGTCCGTGGATGTGGGTGTGTGGTTGTCGGTGTGGGTGTGGGTATGTGAATGGATGGACCCCCCTATGGGGGGTTCCATACCTTTTCATCCACATCCCCCAACACACCCATCACCACCAACCCCACAAAGCGAATTGAACAAATGAAACCAAATTCCGTTTTTTTCATTTTGCATTTCGGAAATTTGTTGAATGGATGAACCACGCCAAACGTTTTTGCAACGAATCAACCCGGTCAATTTGATTCGGTCTTCGACCGTTTCATCGTCATTGACCCGCCCCGCGTCGTGGTTGTACGACCTGATGTTCAAAACGAAATCGGGAACATCCGTGACCGAGGATTCTTCGTTGCAATTTTCAGCCGTTTGGGGATCCGTTCGGATTTTGTCAGAAACATTCGCGTCATTGCCGCTTCATGTTTACGAACAAACGCCCGAAGGAAAATTCATTTCAAATTCCCATCCGGTCGCATTGGTTTTGAATTACCCAAATAATTTCCAAAGCGAATACACGTTTTTTTCTTATTTGGAATCCTGCCGCCAATTGTACGGAAATGCCTTCGCGCAAATTGTACGCAATGGAGCCGGGCGACCCGTTGAGTTACGCGCAATCCATCCAAAGCGCGTCCAAATCAAAATCGTCGAAGGGGAAAAGTTCTACATTGTGGACAAAAAGGCCGAAGCGATCGACGATGCCCACATGTTGCATGTGATGGGGTTGACGCTCGACGGGTTGGTCGGAAAATCCACATTGACCGCCGCGCGTGAAGCGATCGGAATGGGATTGGCCGCGCAATCATTCGGGGCGCAATTTTTTGGCAACGGTGCGAATTTGGGTGGCGTTTTGATTCACCCAGGTACGTTGACCGACGATGCCGCCAAACGATTGAAGCGGTCTTGGGATTCCGCGCAGGGCGGATTAGACAACGCCCACGGAACCGCTATCCTCGAAGAAGGGATGAAATACGAGCGGATTGGAATCCCGCCAAACGACGCCCAATTTTTGGAATCGCGCAAATTCCAAATCGCCGACATCGCCCGTTTTTTCCGCGTCCCGCTGTTTATGTTGGGTGAAATGGACAATTCATCGTCCCGCGCCAACATTGAAGAACAAGGCATTTCGTTTGTCCGCGACACCGTCCGTCCGATGGTGAAAGCGTATGAATCCGAATTCAATCGGAAATTGTTCCGCGAAGACGAACGCGGCCGTTTTTATGTTCGTTTCAACCTGGAAGGTTTGTTGCGCGGAAACATCCAATCGCGGTACACCGCCTATGCGGTTGGCCGTCAATGGGGTTGGTTGTCGGCGAACGACGTCCGCGATTTGGAAAATATGAACCCAATCGAAGGCGGTGATATTTACATTTCACCTTTGAACATGGCCAACGTTGCCACCGATGACACAATGCAAAATCCGCACGAATAATGCCGTACACCGATTACCCCATCGAAGCCAGCGAAAATGCACAACGCGCGTTGGATTTCAAAGCCGAACGCGACATTGATTGCGGAACCGAAGTCGGTTGGGCGCGCGCCAATCAATTGGCAAAGCGCGAAGCGATTTCGGACGAAGTCGTTGTGCGGACTTATTCGTTTTTGGCCCGCGCCAAAGTTTACGACACCGGTGAATTTGAGGATTCCGAAGGGAATGTCGTTTGTGGTTCCGTGATGTATGCCGCATGGGGCGGCGATCCAATGATGGAATGGTGCGAAGACGTCATCGAAGAATGGAACGCCGAAGAAGAATCCAAATTGTCACGCGCCGCCGCCGGTGAATTGTTCGTTGGCGATTTCGTTCGTTGGAACACATCAACCGGTTTCGCATACGGGCGAATCGTGCAGGTTGAAACGTCGGGCGAATTGGTCGCCGATTCCGGGTTCACCATCACCGGAACCGAAGAAAATCCCGCCGCATTGATTCGCATTTACGATTACAACGAAGACGAATCAATGTACACGGAACGCGTTCCCGAATTGAACGTCGTTCACAGTTTTTCGACGTTGACCAAATACGACGACGAACAACGCGGTTCGTCCCCGATCATGGAACGCCGCGCGATTTCCGAAATAGGCATTTCCAACGGCCGCATGGTTCACGGTTACGCCGCCATTTTCAATTCCGAATCCGAGGATTTGGGCGGGTTTATTGAAATAATCAAACCCGGCGCGTTTGACGACGTTTTGAACGACGACGTCCGCGCATTGTACAACCACGATCCAAACTATTTGTTGGGCCGCACAACATCCGGGACATTGAAATTGTTCGTTGATGCGCGTGGGTTGGGTTACGAATACGAATCGCCAAACACGTCGTACGGAAACGATTTGATCGTGTTGATGGAGCGCGGCGACGTGACCCAATCGTCGTTTGGTTTCACCATCAAAAAAGATACATGGATTCAACGCGGAAACGTGTTGTTCCGATTCATCGAAAAGGTAGGTCGTTTGTACGACGTTTCGCCGGTGACCTACCCAGCGTACCCCGCCACGTCCGTTGCAATTGGAAAACGTGAAAGTCACGTTGAACAAGAACAACGGAACCCGAACCGTGTGGACGGTTCAAAAACCGAAACGCCAATACAGGCGTTCCGGGTTCGTTTAATTAAAAATCAAATCTGAACCAAAATGAATTCAGTTCAATTGCGCGAAAAACGCGCCGCTCTTATCGAGCAAATGAATGGTTTGGTCGCCGCCGCCCAAGCCGAAGGACGTTCATTGAACGCCGAAGAAGGATCGAAGTTCGATTCAATGGAAAACGACGCCAACGAATTGAAGGCGAATTTTGAGCGTGTCGAGCGTTCCGAAGCAATGAAGCGCGAATTGGCGTCCAAGCGTGAAGAACGCGCCGAAGAACGCGCCGCCGCCGGTAAGCCCGAAGCCCGTGCCGTTTTCGCTAAATTCTTGCGTCATGGTATCAATTCTTTGAATACCGAAGAACGCGCCGAATTGCGCGGAACATCCACGCAAATCGAAGGTACCGATTCTTTGGGTGGCTATTTGGTACCCGAAGATTTCAGCAACGCATTGGACGTTGCGATGAAATTCGCCGGACCCGTTGAGCAATTGGCCCAAGTGTTGAACACCACCACCGGCGGTTTGTTGCCTTACCCAACCGTTGATGACACGTCCGTTGTCGGTGCTATTTTGGCCGAAGCCAATGCCGACGCCGTTTCCGACATGACGTTCAGCGCGGTGAATTTGGGCGCGTACACTTACACGTCTAAAATCGTGAAGGTATCACGTCAATTGTTGCAAGACGCCGCCTTCGACCTGGAAGCGTTTTTGGTTGACGCATTGGGTCAGCGGATCGCCCGCGGAACCAACGCCGCTTTCACTACCGGTGACGGTTCTTCCAAGCCGACCGGTGTTGTTTACGCATCAGCCGCCGGTAAGACGGCCGCAAGTGCCACCGCAATCACCGCCGCCGAATTGTTGGATTTGATGTATTCGGTTGACCCCGCTTACCGCAATTCAGCAAATGCCGCGTTTATGATGAAGGATTCAACCCTTTCAGCTGTTCGCAAATTGGGCATCGGTTCCGCTAACGATTACCCCGTGTTCATGCCAGGTACGGCCGTTGGCCAACCCGATATGTTGTTCGGAAAACCCGTTTACGTGAACAACGACATGGCCGCCATCGCGACCGGAAACAAGTCCGTTGTATTTGGTGATTTCAGCAAATACGTTGTTCGTGTTGCTGGACCTTTGCAATTCCTTCGTCAAGACGAATTGTACGCCGCATCTTTGGTCGTAGGATTCACCGCGTTCAAGCGCGTTGACGCTGGTTTGTTGCAAACCAACGCCATCAAACACCTGGTACAGGCCTAATGGTAACGGTTGAATTTTTGCAATCGATCGTGGGTGACGGTTTCTCATATCACGCAGGTGATGTGGCGACCGTCCCCACGGCGTTTGCCACCGAATGGTTGTCGTTGGGTTACTGCCGCGCCATCGGTGAAAAGGCCGTTGAAAAGAAAGAACGAGCAACGTACACGAAAAGGGAAAAACGATAAAAATGTCGATCAAAATCATAACCCCGGCAACGGCCGAACCGATTTCATTGGCGGACGCAAAATTGTTTTTGCGTGTCGATTCCAATGCCGAAGACGCATTGATCACCGCGTTGATTTCGGCGGCCCGTCAATTGTGCGAACAATACACGCGCCGGATTTTGATGACCACAACGATCGAAGAATTTTTCGACTATTTTCCCCCGTATCGCGTGGGCCAATCGGACATAATCTATTTGTCACGCGGCCCCGTTCAATCGATTTCGTCTGTGAAGTATTTGGATGGATTGGGCGTTGAACAAACGGTCAATTCGTCCAAATATCGGACGGACATCATTTCAGAACCCGCCCGAATCATTTCAACCGATGGTTGGGCCGATACCGAAGACACCATCAACGCGGTGATAATTCGTTATGTTGTTGGCTATTCGTCCGCCACGGACGTTCCTGGACCAATCAAACAAGCGATGTTGTTGATCATTGCCGATATGTACGAAAAACGTCAAGACACGATCAAACAATTGCCAACGGCATCGGAATATCTTATGACGCCATACCGCGTTTTCACGTTCTAACAATGGACATCAAAGACATCGGACAATTGGACCGCCGCATCACGTTGCGGACGCCGACGGAAACAACCGACGCATTTGGGCAATCGGTCCGCGTTTATGCGGACAATGGCCAAGTGTGGGCGGCCGTCAATTTTGCGCCCGGCGATGAAGGTGAAGTTTCCGACCGATTAGAAGCCGTGAAAAACGTTTCATTCGTGATCCGTTACAACACGAATTTCAATGAAAAATGTCAAATCGTTTGGGATGGCCAAACGTTTGAAATTGAAAACGTTTTGCCCGTTGAGCGCAAACGTTGGATGTTGATCAAAACCCGTTTGATTTTCTAAAATGGCCGGGCGTTTAACAATGTACATCGGAGCGCGCGACCGAGCGCGCGCCAGGGGCCGCGGCGTTGCGCGTTCGTCCCGCGGTGGGGCCAATTCAACGCCGGGCGTTGCGTTGTCCGTTGAGGGCGTCGAAGAAGTTTTGAAAAACATCAAAAAATTTGATGAAGCGTTGCGTATGCGTGTGATGCGAACCGCTGGTCGC